AGGTTAAGAGAACAAGAAAAAGAAAAGAATCCTTTAGTGAAAAAGGCATTGCAAGAAAACTTTGATGAAGATGTAGCTATTAATATAGTTGATGATGTTGTTGAGGTTATTGAATATCTTGGAGATATAGAAGGATATAAAGAGCATGGTTATGAAGATGGTGTTGGTTCTAATGCAACAATATCTATCGGTGCAGGATTTAATATAAAGTTTTTAACAGATGATGATCTTGCTATTCTTAGTGCAGATGGTAGAGCCAAAGTAAAAGACCTACAAAAAATGCTATCAGGAGTGCCATCAGGAAAATTTACACTTAAACAAATAGAAGAATATTCAAAAACACAAGGTATTGTTGTTACAGAAGAACAGTCTCAAAAGATATTTAGAAATAAAGTTACAAAACTCTACAAACAATTTACTACAGAGTTTCCAAATTTCACTACACTAAGTGCTAGTAGACAAAGTGCATTAATAGATCATGCTTATCAAATGGGATATGGAGAAGGTAAATTTAAAAAATACTGGTCAGAAGTATCAAGGGGATTAAAAACAAATGATGCGAAAAGAAGAGATTATCACTTTATGATGGCAGGATCACACTTAATATATAACTTTAATACTGAGTCACAAGAAGCTATGAGCAATCTTTTTGTAACTGGAGAAACTATCCTTAATAAACAATTTCAAAATTATGGTTTATTTGGCAATGATAGAATTTATGATAGAGCAGAACTTTTAGGTTATATATCTGATAATAGACCAAGTGCAATGGATAAAAGTGGTACTGCTACTAGAAAAATTGGTTCTTATATACAAAGAAAAACAAAAGATTTGATTAATTAAATGTCAGAATTATTATTTAGACAAATTGATTTTAAGAAATATGAAACAGATGGAGTTGTTGATTTTACTCCTATTCATTTATCATTAAGAGATAATATAGGAACAGTAGATCCATCTTTTACAGAAAGTTTTTGGTCAGGTATTAAGTATCAGTGGCTACCAATAACCAATAGAACATCAGAACTGTATCAATTTAGTGATGTAGAGCATGATGATACTTTCGATTTTAAAACAAGAGTAAAAGAAGATGGTACATTTATATATGCTGAAGAGTTGTCACGAGCAAAGAACAATGAGCATTATGATTACATATTAAATAATATTAAAGCAATAGAACAGAATAGGTCTATTTATCAAAGAGCAGGTATAGGTGGCTCTTTAGTTGCAGGTATTGTTGATCCTTTGAATATTGCTTTTATGATACCAGTATTTAATGTTGGTATTCGTGCCGCTTGGGGTGCAAAGAGTGCATTGGGTGTTGGTTATGAAACAGCTAAAATTGGTGGTATCTTTGGTATTACAAGTGAATTACTTCGAGCCCCTTTTGATCCGTTTACTACAGCACAAGAGGTCACAGCTAATATAGCAACTAATACAGCTTTTGCAGGATTGCTAGGTGGTGGTGCAAGGACAGTGGCAAATGGTTTGACTGGTATTGGTAAAAAAATACGAACTCAAAAAGATCCATTAAAAATAACAACTACAAGTACACCAAATAAAAATGAAATTATTGTTTACGATTTAAAAGGTACTCCAGTTAAAGCTACTATTATAGATAAGTCAAAACAAGGTACTATCTTAGTAAAGTTAGCAGATGGTTCAGAAGAAATATTAGATGGTGGCACTGTATTTAAAAATAGTATTTATGATGGTTTAGATATTAATGGAGTCAATACTAACTCATTAAATAAAGAAAATGCCACAACACTTTTAAAATCATTACAGGCAAAGTTAAAAGTGTTTGTAGATGCAGGTGGTACTTCTCAATTACCTGCAAGAGATTTAATTTTACAAGTTAATGCTTTAAAAATAAGATTAAAAACTTTGAATAATGAACCAGTTAATAAACCTAAAGAACCTAATCTTACCCAAGGTACATCTAATATAATAGAAGAAATTAGAGATGCTAGAAAGAATATGGTATCTGATGAAGGCTTAGTTAAAACTCCATTAACTAAATTTTCATTGATAGGAAAGTTTATACCTGCAGAAAGATTACAAAGATTATTTTATAAAGATGGCAAGAATGTAAAAGAAGCACCTAGTTATGTTCGTGAAGCACATATGAAGATTGCACATAATGGTGTAACACCTCTGAAGAAAAACTATCTTGGTATGGGTGAGCAATCTATTGATATGTTACAGACTGAATATGGTGCTTTAGGATTACAAGTAGAACAATATTGGAGAAAGCTATGGAATAAAAGTCTTACAAACTTAGATGGCACTGGTCAACTTGGTGGTCTTGACTATCGTAGTACAAAGGTATCTATGGATAGATATATGGGCAAGGATCAACAAACATATGCTAGTAGTTCTACTGGTGAAATCAAGACACCAACATTTGATGAGTTTGCAGAAGAGATAATAGAGTTATCAATTCTCAATGGTAATAAGTCTTGGAACAAAAGATATTACAAAGATTTACCTGAGTTTAAAAAGTTAGCTATACAACGACTAGAAGATTTTCTAAGAGACATAGATCAACGAGGACAAGATGCTAAGTTATTTCATGATAAAACAACTATCAAAGCAAATATAGAAGAACTACAAACTAAAATAGATGACTATGAAAAACGTATAAGAGTAGAAAAAGATCCACAATTTAAAAGAATACTAAAAGTAAATCTAGATCGTATTAAAGAAAAAGTTACTTTCTATGAACAATATGTGCCAACAAGAAAAGATTATAAGTTTCCATTATACTATAATAAAGAAATGCTTATTCAAGATGAGGGTTTGCAAGAAGAATTAATACAAGTATTTACTAAACATTTTTTAGATCAAAGCAAAGTTACAAGATGGAATGAAACAACAAAAGCATATGATGATGTTCGTATTTTGATAATGCAGTTGGCAGAGAAAATGCTCGTAAGTATGCAGAAGAAGTAGTAGATGCCATACTTGAAAGAGGTGATGATGCTTATGACTATGGCACTGGTATAGGTAAAGGTAAGCATCTTATGATGAGGGTAACTAATATACCTGAACATAAAGTTATGAAGTTTATTGTTAAAGACCCAAGAGTAATGACAGAATATGCAAAAAAAATGGGATTTAGAATTGAGTTCTCACGCAAGTTTGGTGATGTTGATATAGATGATTTAATCAATACATTTGAATTGCGTATGCAACAAGATGGATATTCTGCAAAACAAATAGCTGATATCAAATCAGATTTTATATCTGACTTTGAACGTATTGCAGGTCAAATGGTTAGAGATCCACAAAGAGCAGACTCAAAATTTGCTAGGAATATTAAGAGAGTTGCAGGTATGAGTTACTTGTATGGTGCAGGTATAAGTTCTCTTACTGAAACACTGGCTATGCCTATTTTTGAACATGGGTTTGGTCGAGTCTTTCGTGGGATTGTTGCAGGTATTGATGGTAACTTTGATAAAATGAGAGCAAATGCAAAAGATCTAATGCACATGGGTGAAGGCTTAGAGATGATTAGACCTACTGCACATCATAGAATATTACATGACAATCTAAGACCATTGCAAGTAGGAAGAATAGAACGAGGTTTAGAAGTTGCTGAAAACTGGTTTTACAAAGCTAATGGTTTAGCACCTATTACAAGTGTTGGTAAACTTATTGATTCAGCTATTAGAATACCAAAGTTTTTTAATCAACTAAAACAATATAATGATGGCACAATAAGTAAGTTAGATATTATTGAACTTGCAAGATATGGTATTGATGAGAAGTTAGCTAAACGTATGTTTAAAAATGGTGCATGGCAAGAAACAGATAGTGGTATGCCATTACTAAATATACAAGGGTGGTCAACAAAAACAAAAGCTGATCGTGAATTGAAACAAGCAGTCACAGCATATTTTAATACTGCATCAAGAAATACTATTATTCATGCTACAGCATTTGATAGACCAACTATGATGGATGGATTCGTCTATAAAAAATGGCAACCATACATGAGCAAGATGGGAATCGAACCTGATCCAAGAGCCTCTGTAGGTAAAAGAGCCAATGGCACATATGCTTATCCAGTGGCAAGGCTTGAGTCAGGTACAATGGCATTTCCATTTCAATTTTATAACTTTGCATTTGCCGCACATAGAAGAATATTGGGTGCTATGATGGACCCAGCTAAACAACATAGATTATCAGGTATGGTTTCATTGTTAGGAATGAGTTATATCACTCTATCACTAAAGAAGCCTGATTGGTGGTTTGAGAATAAAGACTATCCTGAGTTGTTAATGAGGATAGTAGATCATAGTGGTGTTACTGGACTATATTCGGATATATTCTATCATGGATTAAATGTAGCAGTGGCATCAGGTTTACATGATCCTGATACTAGTTGGCTGAAAGGAAGATACAAAGCTGATGGTTGGGATACTGCATTTGGATTTGCAGGTGCTTCACCTAATATGTTAAGAGAATGGGTAGAAGGAACTAATGATTTGTTAAATGATAGGACTGAAGAAGGACTAAAAAAGATTAGTTATAACTTTCCTGCATTGAGTTTACTTGGTTTAGATGACGACTTACGAGCATTGGGTGAAAAAGAAAGATTTAGATATTAATAGACTTTTGTAACAAAAAATTGTAAAGGTAAAGGCATGACTATAGCATTAAGTGCAAATACACCACGAATAAGTTACACAGTTAATGAGGGTGCAAGTCAAACATCATTCGCTGTACCATTCGTATTTTTTACTGGATCAACAGATTTAAATGTTTTTGTTGATGGTACTGAACGTACCTTTGATGCAAGTACAAGTAATACTTCATTATATACTGTGAGTGGTGGCAGT